CGTCGTCCGGGTGGTGCCCCGCCAAAAACAACCCTTGTCTACGTCTACTACGAACGACCCACTTCACGCGGCCCCGGATGCGTAATCCATGTTGTTAACGGCAAAGTTGTACTTCAAGAAGATGAATGGCCATTCCCGTTCAAGCACCTGAATATTGCGCTTTTTCGTCAAAACAAGATCCCTACCAGCTGGGTTGGGCACACCTTACTTACGCCCGCGCGAGACGTTCAGTACGCATACAACCGAGCACGTTCAACGATTCTTGAACACATGCGTAAGGCAGCCAACGCTCGTTTGATGATCCCAGCAGGATCCGTCGACGACGCTGACATGATCACAATCGACCCAGCAGATACCCTGGAATACAACAGCGAGATTGGTGAACCACACTGGCAAACCGCTCCTGAGGTACCTCGTTGGATTTCCGGTGAAGCAGCGCAGCTAGAAGCTGAAATGGATGACATTTTCCATACGCACCAAACCACACGAGGCGAAGCCCCTGGCGACCGCAACAGTGGACTTGCTTTGGCTTTGCTTGCTGAAAAAGACGATACACCTCTCGGCCCGATGGCTAAGGACCAATCAATGGGTTGGGGTCGTATTGGCGAGATGACGCTTGCTTTGTACCGTATGAATGCAGAAAGCTCCGGGATCACCCGAAACGTAATGCTTATTACTGAACAGGGCGTCCCTCACCAGGTCACATGGAACGCTAAAGACATTGACGAAAAGCCAATCGTTCTTGTTCCAATTGACGCAACAATGCCACGCAGCAAACTTGCTACACAGTCAATGATTACCTCGCTTGCTCAGCAATTCCCGATGGTGTTCCAAAACGTAGACGCCAGGTCTATCAGCAAGATGCTCGATCTTCCGGATCCCAAGCTGTTCTTGTCTCAGCAAAACCCTGACATGGCTAAAGCTGAATGGGAGAACGGTCTCCTTATGCAAGGCGTACCGGTCATTCCTGAAGACTTTGACGTTCACGACATTCACATCAACATCCACAACACCGAACGCAAGAGTCCGGCATACGAGCTTGCAGACCCTGAGGTTAAGCAGCTTATTGACGCCCATATCATGGCTCACGTTCAGTACATGTCTAATGAGGTTGCAGCAACCATGGCCCAAGCTGACCAGGAGTCAATGGGTATGACGCCCGATCCTGGTGTAATGGCTGCATTGCAATCCGGTGCGGGTTTGCCAATTCCTGAAAGCCAAATGGACATCGAACAAGAAATGATCGATATGGAAAGATCTTCCCAAATGGCACCACAAGGTATGCCTATGATGGGCGAAGAGCAAATGATGGATCCGTCGATGATGGACCCCTCAATAATGGGTGGTATGCCCGGAATGGAAGGAATGTAAATGTCAATGGAAGAAACCAACTTTACTGATTACGTAACGCAACCAGCGGAGGAAGCCGCAGAAGCGTCCGTTGAAGCTGGCGTTGACGGCAACTGGGAAGAGCGCTACCGTTCAGAGGTCCAGGACCGCATCCGTGAACGTGAACGTTACAAGCCAATTCGTCAAGTATTTGACAACATGCACCCTGATGACGCGGCAGCCGTACAGGGTTTTGCACAGGCATGGGCTGCTGGTGATGAAGACACCGCTATTCAGTGGATGATTGAAAACGCCAAGACACTTGCCGGTGACCGCTTTTACGAAATCGCTGGCGTCAACAGCCAGGGTCAGACACAACAGCAAGTAATGCAAGAAACTGTTCAGCAGGCTCAGCAGCAAGGTCTTACCCCTCAACAGGTAGAGCAAATGGTTGAACAGCGTATGCAGGCTTTTCAGCACGAGCAGATTGTTCAGAGCTACGAGGTTGAAATTGAACAAACACTGCAGGAGGCTGGGTATGACCCCAATGGCCCATTAGCCATTGCAGCTATTGCAGCAGCACAGCAACGCCCTGACCTGGATCTCCACGCCGCAATTGCGGACATTGAGAATCAGATTCTTCAGCAAGCTCAATCAATTGTGCAGCGTCGCCAAAACCCATCAGAAGGTATGCCATCAGCAGCACCTAACGGGTTGCCGCCAATCATGCCAAACAGCAACATGTCTCCACGTGATCGGGCCATGGCTCGTCTTGGACAAAACGGTCTTAGTTAGGCTACTTGACATAGCTCAAGTAACATATAACATATAGATATACATTCGTCTTGGATTAGACGGTGTAAAAACATAGTCACCACAAAGGCACGTTGACGGAACGTCATAGCGCCCCGATGTTCGGAGAACTAGGGACCGCCGGGTAGTGGGTCTAAACAACTCAATCCATCAACAAAACAACAATCAACAGTAAGGAATAACAAAGTGCCCGCAAGCCTTTCCACCGTTGATGCAATCCTTAAGGACGACTACAAGGATTACATCGACCAACTTAACCAAGCGACTTTTCTCCTCTCGCAGATCGAGACTCGCCGCGACACCATCACGGGCCGTGTTGCCCGCCATGCACTCCACCTCGGACGTTCGTCCGGTGTCGGCGCTCGCGGCGAAAATGGCACGCTCCCAACAGCAGGCAACCAAGGCTTCGCGACGGTCCCCGTACCAGTCCGCTACGTCTATGGTCGCATCCAGCTGAGTGGTCCAACAATTCGTCAGGCTGTTACAGACCGTGGCGCGTTCGTTGACGCACTTGACGCTGAAATGCAGGGAATCCGCCGTGACGCAATGAAGGACGTTAACCGCCAGCTTTGGGGTACATCTAACGGTGTTATCGCTCAGTGTGGTACGACCACTTCTTCAACAACTGTCGTTTTGGCTTCTTCAACCGGTACAACCGCCCTCCGCAACCTCTTCTTTGATGGCGGCATGGTTGTTGACATTGGTACCGTAGCTGACCCAACCGTAGTTGCTTCTGCTCGTACGATCTCATCACTTAGCGAATCAGCTAAGACTGTTGTTATCTCCGGTGCAGCAGTTACCACTTCATCCTCACACTTCTTGTTCCGTGCAGGTGCAGGCGGTGCTTCCAGCAACACTGGCCAGCCAGGTGACGGTCAGAAGGAATTGACAGGTATTCAGACAATCGTCGACGATAGCGCAGTCCTTCACACCATTAACCCTTCAAGCCAGCCAAAGTGGAAGGCCTACGTTAACAGCAACAGCGGTACCAACCGTGCAGTTACCGAGACCCTCATCACTGGTGCAATCATGAAGACCCTCATCAACAGCGGCAAGAAGCCATCGCTTCTTGTTTCTGCAGAAGGTGTTCACCTCTCGGTTGCAAACTTGTTCCTCTCGCTCAAGCGAAACATGGAGCAGACCCAGCTCAAGGGTGGCTACGCAGGTATCCAGTACTACTCACCATCAGTCTCCGGACAGGGTGACGAAGGCCCAACGGTCCTCTACGCAGACTTCGACTGCCCGAACAACGCACTCTACGGCCTTTCGCCTGAGAGCATGGTGTTCCATCAGGTTGGCGAAGGCTGGCAGTTCATGGACCTTGACGGTGCAGTGATGAACCGCGTTCCTAACACCGATGCTTACGAAGCAACGATGACCTGCTATGCAGAACTTGCATGTAAGCAGCGCAACGCTAACTTCGTGATCAAGGACCTTACGGAGACAACGATCTAAGATGCCTGCATCGGTAAGTATCGTTACGGGTCCGGAAGTTCCAGGTAACCGTAAGTTTGTGACAGCAACAGTCACATTCGACTCGTCGTACGCGACCGGGGGAGAGGCGATTTCGCTGGCCTCCCTCGGTCTCGACCGACTTGACTTTCTGTGGGCAGTAACCACGGATGGCTATGTCCCTGCATGGGATGGTTCAACAACCAATCCAAAGATTGAACTCTTTTGGGTTGACACTACAACAGACGGTGCTGCATTAGCAGAAGTACCGAGCACAACGAACGTTTCGACGGTAGTAGCTCGTATCTTTGCATTCGGCGCATAAAAAGCTTGTTGGCCGGGGTGGGTCTTTTCTCCTTTCACCCACTCCGGCTGGCATCATCTAGGAGAACATTATGGATTTAAGAGCTCACGACATTTTGGGACAACACATCCCAGGCTCGGACGGATGGGCTGAGATTTCCACCGATGTGTACAACATCTCGGAACGAATCCGCAAGGGAGACGAATCAGGCTGGCGCGGTGATCCGACTGCCAGTATCCTGTTTAACCCTCTTACGCAGCACTTTGAAGTATGGCTAATCGACGGCCAAAACACGCCTTACATTGCGTGCTCTTCCCCGCGCTGCGATCACTCTCTTATTGTGAAGCTCATTGAAGGCGACTGGCAAAAAGGCCACCGCTTGATTGAGGACATTCAGAAGAAGAACCGTGCTGCCCGTGCTGCAGAAGACTCAGCACAACGCGATAAGGCAGAAGAACTCGCTGACAAGATGCACTTTGCTATCATTAAAGATATCGGTCACCTTGAAGGTGGCACCAAACGTCAATACTCAATGAATAACGGACTCAAATAATGGCAACATACTCATCTTCTCAATCCAAGTACATCACGCTAGTGGCAAACACGGTAGATACCGTTACTCTCACTGGAACGGGAAACGTTTTGCGTTTTGTTACTACGGCCGGTACTTCTCATGCCTATGCAACTGTAGCCAGCACTGGTTTAACACCAGCTACACCTACCGTTGGTGGCGACAATACGTACGCAACCGTTCATGGAAATCCTGGGTACATTGATATCCCTTGGAATGGTGGCGGGGCTGTAGTTAGTATTATCAGTACGGGTACTCCGACGATCGGCATTATGCTAATCTAGTATTAGAGTAGATGATTAATGGCGACCCCGGCAGAACAAGATCTTGTAGTAACGCGTGGCGATACGTTGACTGTTGGCGTCACCATGACCACAAACGGATCTACGCCCATCAACATTACTGGCCGCGTATACACATCTATGGTCCGTCAGAACTACGACGATCCCACTCCAGCCGCTACCTTTACTTGCACAATTATTAGCGGTGCAGCTGGTACTCTTCAGCTAGTTATGTCTGCCGCAAGTACAGCCGTTCTTGAACCACAGAACTATTATTGGGATCTCCAGGAAAACGCTTCCGGGATTATCACCACTATTCTTTCCGGTTCCTTTGTTGTCTTGCCTGACGTTACGAGGACTTAATGCCCAGCGTAGACGTAACAGTTACCAGGGCTGATGTTGTTTCCGGTGTAATTACCAGCGCCGTTGTTACTGTTGTTGGCACCGCAAACGCCGGTCCGCAGGGATCCACAGGCGCTACAGGAGCTACAGGAGCAACCGGTCCAACCGGTCCAACGGGTGCCACAGGTGCCACAGGTCCTCAGGGTATCCAAGGTAGTACGGGGGCCACTGGGGCTACAGGTGCTACTGGAGCAGGCTACTCAGGCGTAACATCAACAACTCAGCACAATATAGCCGTTCCTGGTGTAAAAACTTTTACACTCAACACCGCCGATAGCGCATTTACCACCGGACAAAGAGTTCGCGCTGCTTCCCCAACAGCTCCATCAAATTACGTCGAAGGCATTGTTACCGTTACGTTTGCATCATTATCAATGACTGTTGACACCGTAGGCGGATCCGGCATATACAACCTGTGGGCATTTTCTGTTGCTGGCAATGTGGGTCCAACAGGTCCAACTGGAGCCACGGGCGCAACTGGCGCAACTGGCGCAACTGGTCCTCAAGGGGATCAAGGTATCCAAGGTATCCAAGGGATCAAAGGCGACACTGGCGATACAGGTCCAACTGGACCCACCGGGGCAACTGGAGCTACAGGGCCACAGGGCGATCAGGGTATTCAAGGAATCCAAGGCGATACGGGTGCCACAGGTCCAACGGGTGC